TAGCTATTAGAACATATGGGCTAGAAGATAAAGACGAATCAGCATTTGTGACTAGAACAGAATTTAAAAGGCTATTTCCAATAACTGTAAAAGGTTCAGTTGGGTTAGTTGTACTTATTCCTACATTCCCCTCATAATCCATTACTAACTTACTATCAATATTCATAATGTTTCCGCTTGTGTTTTCTGCTGTTACATTAAGGACTGTTGCTGAGGTTGCTTCGGAGTCTATTTCTAAGCCTATGCCATTGCCATTGTTGTCGATTCTTAATCCTACACCACTTCCAGCATTTCTTGATAAAAATACAGGTTGAGTAGATGCTGCATTCGTTAATTCTGCCAATATAAAACCACCGTTAGTAGTACCTGTATATGCTCCAGTACTAAAAAATTTGACTCCTCTGTCTGTGTTTACAGTCCCTACAGTTATTACATTAGCAGTTGTTGCTTCGGAGTCTATGTTTAGAGATATACCATTACCCTTTTGGTCGATAGAAACATTGGTTGCGTCACCAGAATTTAAGAACCTTGCAACTCCAAGAGTACCAGTTTTACTTGCACCACCTATAACGTCTAGTGCTATACCAGAGGTTAATGGGGCTCCATCTATATTAACAATATCCTGAGTGGTTGATTCGGAGTCTATGTTTAGAGATATTGCGTCTCCGTTTGTGTCTAGGAATTGGGTGTTTCCTGTACCTGCATTCTTAGATTCTAATGTAATTCCTCCTGAACTAGATGAATTTTGTTGAAAAGAAGCAACAGCGTTAGAAACATTTGAAGCCATCGCTCCATAATTTCTAACTAATAATAATCTTCCAGAAGTATTAAGTGACTCCAAAGTAAAGACACCAGCTGTTGTTGCTTCACTATCTATGTTTAATGAAGTTGTATTACCGTTTGTGTCTAAAAATAAAGTATCACCTGTTCCGTCATTTTGATTAGTTTGAACATTCTGGTCATCTCCTGCATTGTCATTTATTAACTGCATCAAAGGACTATCAGTAGAAGCACTTGCTAAGTTTCTATAAAAATATCCTGTGCTTCCTGTTGTTGAGGTTTGGACTGCGTGTAATAAAGAGGTTGGGGTGTCTGTCCCTATCCCGACGTTGCCGTTTGACAATATTGTTAAATCACTTGTAGCTTCTGGATTATCAGAAGCATCTCCTCTGTATACTGAGTTCTCTGCTAAAGTTAAATCAGAAAGATCAACAGCTGTTGGTTCATATATCTGTCCTCCACTTCCCGCTACATCACTCTCTTCTAGATTTATAATTCTCGTATTTCCATCATCAGAGATGTAGATCAAAGAACTAGCTTGTGCATATACTATTCCTACGATAGCCAATGCTAATATAGGAATGATTGCATAGTTAAATATTTTCTTCATACTATTGTGTTCTCCTGTTAATTATATTATACCATAGTGATAAGTTAGCAGTTGATGCTGAGAATGTTACTCTCGTATACTTAGCTGCTACTGGAGACATTGAGAAATTTCTTAATGACTCTGATGTAGTTCCTGGTGTCCAACTATGGACTAAGCCAGTTGCTCCATAACTAACTGCCGTGATTGAATCAACTTGTGACCCAGATTCTTGGTACCAATCAATGTAATTATCAGAGTATTCAAACTCCCATGATAGTACAGCTGAAGTAGAACTTGCGACTACTGCTAGATTCATATCAAGTAAATCTGCATCTCCTGTATAAAATTCTTCAGTGATTGCATCTCCAGCTGAGATTAAATACTCAACTGTAGTTGTCGCTGTGTTATACTTGTGATTCTCTAATACAAAGAAATCACCAGCAATAGATGTCTCGTCCTTTTCGACAGAAGGATTCGCTAACATCTTTGCTTCATTTGCAAAGTTTAAAGCAACTAGTGAAATCACTAGAGCTGATAGAACTACTGCAACAATAAAAATGTCTTTTAGTTTCATACTCTTATTATATTTTAATTAATTATAGTATCGCTGGCTCCTTTTGTAGAAGCCAACTAAATATAACCGATTAGTCTAAGTGTAGCCATTCAGTAAGAAGGCATGCTAAGTCAGTGTCAGGTTTTCTCCAACAACTAAGCAGAGAGTATTCTGTCTCATCAATTACATCATCGTTAGTTGTAACTCCGATTAAATCAATTCCATCTCCCTTTGTAATGGTCATAGCCATTGTACTAGATGTTGCGTTATGAATAACCCATTCTCTATGATCTGATACATTTGGCATCAGAGTTGTCATAGTAGAAGTTGCAGGTAATTCAACTGTAGCTGTAGTACCAGTATTAACAGTAATCTCTAAATAGCTGTTAGCTAATAGTTGAGCTGCTGTTAAGATAGTTGTTCCTGTGCTAGTCGCTAATTGATTAGCACCTGATCCAGATGTTAATCCTTCGAAAATAGCTTCTCCGCTAACTGTTAACTCATCATCGATAGTTAAATCAGTCTGCAGTTGAAGTTCATAAGCATTTACGTTACATAATTGCGTAGGTAACTCGTACCCATTACAAACTCCAGCAACAGAAGAGACTGCACCACCTACGTCAGATGGTAAAGCAGCTACTTCAGCTGAGCACTGTTGATAAACAACGTCTGCATGTTCGATGTTCTGGCTGATAACTTTATTTTCGTCATAAGCTCGAACACCGTATACAGAACCAAGAACAACTACTAAAGCAAATACAGCGAATGCAATTGCGATGTGTGATTTCTTCATAATAGTTGCTTAATTAATAAAATGATTTATTTTTTCTTGCCTGCTTTCTTAGCAGCTTTCTTTTTCTTAGCTTTTCTTTTCTTTGCTTTCTCTTTCTTAATTCTAGCAGCTTCTTCTTCCTCAGTCTCTTCGTCTTCTTCTTCGTCTTCTTCTTCTTCTTCTGATTCTTCGTCCTCTTCTTCAGTCTCTTCTTCAGTCTCTTCTTCAGTCTCTTCTTCAGTTTCTTCTTCAGTTTCTACCTCTTCAGTTTCTTCTTCTGCTTCTTCCTCTCCATCTTCTTCTTCATCGTCTTCTTCCTCTTCAGCTTCGTCTTCGTTTCCTTTCTTAAGTTCAGCTTGCTCTGATTCATACTTTCTAATGTCTTCGAAAGTTTCTAATGCTTCTTCTTCCATCTTGTTCTTAACATCTAATTGCATAGCAGCAAATGACATCTCTGCAATAGCTGGTAAACCTAATCTAGTTGCGTAATTAAGAAGCTCATTACTAGAAAGCATTTCAACGCTTTTACCTCTAGATTTTTCTTGAGCTAATTCTTTTTTATATTCCTTCTTTGTCAGAATACCTCCTCTGACGTATGCAGCAGGAATATTGTACTCATGGATAGCCAGTTGTTCTGCTTCGGACCAAGGTTTACCTATATCCTTGACACGATCTTGGCTTTTGAGTTTTCCCCAATTTATACTCATAATAAAATAAGTTTAGTTTATAAGAGAGGGAGTGTCATTATCACTCCCTCTTTACGATCTAGGCGTTTGAACTATTTGATCCTGCAACAAACTGAGGGTAACCAATTCCTCTTGCGTAGAAGAAATCAATTGACCAATCCCAATTCTTATTAGAATAAACTTGTTCAGGTGCATCTAAGGTTGGTCTCTCTGCGAATTTACACTTTAGAGATTTACCAACTTTCTTAGATGATAGCATGAACCAGTATGCAGAAGTATCTGTTCCATCGCTTCTTGTAGAAAGTCTTTCCCAAACAATAATCTGTTTAATAGTCTGAGTAACATATTTATTGGTATCGTTATTAGGAGTACCAGGTAACTGAATAGTTTCTGTGTATCTGATTGCTGCATCTTCTAACTCTGAAGGAATAAGTAACGTATCAAAGATAACTGGTTTACTAAGGTTATGTACATCTTTGAATCCTCTTCCTCTAGCAATCTGGTTAGCAATAGCTTCTCTTGAAAAAGTAGGATTGTTATTTGTGCCATCATTAATTAAATTAGAAAATACTCTTGATGATGCAGGGTTAGTATGGTTTGCATTAAATAGCATTACTCCATCTGGTCCAGTTGCTGTAATAGTCTCTCCCCAAACATCTGTGTAAGAATTAGCCCATCCATTAAGTAAAACGTCTGCTAGAGACTGGTCTACTTTATCCCAAGCATCTTCTGTAATAGAAGCTGCGATATCATCGATCTCGTCATATTCATCAAACTTTCTATTCTCTTTTGTTACTGGAACAATAGCACCATAGTAAGCCTGTGAATAAGAAATGTCATCGCCTTCTATACCATCTACTCTCGGTAGATCTTGACCTGGTGTAACTTTTCTTACGCCAGCAACTCCATGTAAAATTTGGAATTTGAAATCTTTTCTGTCTGTCTCAGCTACTTCGAAAACGTCGAAGCCTTTAGCCATCGCTAATGAATCTTGAGTAGATTCATTGAAGATCTCGTCTAGTCTAGTTGAGAGTGAAGGGAAATCTTTTTTAGTAATCATATTTCACTCTGTAAATTAATTAAATAAATGCATGCTATATTTTAAGCTATAGCTGGCTTGTTGAATCGCCCTAGTACTTGTTTATCACTAGCACTAAAGATTTCTTCAACGTGGAAAAGTTTGTCAGTAGTAGCAGTTAGATCAAGAGCAACGTTACTTCCTATATCGTAATCGTTACCAACATGAGTAGCTTGAACTGGAGTAGTAGCAGTAGTTGCAATAACATCCATCACATCATCGATAGGTAATACTAGTACTGGATCACTATCAGCTGCAACTGTAATGCCTTCCATTACAATGTACTCAGCTTCTGCGTCTCCTGCATCAGCTGTTACTAATAGTCCAGAGCTCATTTTTGCTAATTGATATTTAACAAACTCTTGAGCAGCTGTTGCTGGTCTCTCTGCTAACTTTCCACTATCATATCTAAGTGGTTTGAACATAATACGTAAAATTAAATGAATTATTTATCGCCTTTATACCAGTCTTTAATATTAGACCGTCGATTCTTTCTAGCAGGATCTTTCTTCTTCTCCTTAAATTCTTTATGCTTTGGATCGTCATCTTCTTCTTCGTTAGCTTCCTTTGTAATTTTAGATTTAACGTCTTCTTCATAAAGAGCAGGGAATGCATTACGGTATGCAAGTCTGATCCTCTTTTCAAAATCACTTCGAGAAGTATCAGTGTCTTTCTCAACATAGACTTCTCTAATTTTATCATAAACATCATCGAACGAAAGTCCTTCGTCTTTGTGATCTTTTATGATTTTGTTAATGACTACCTTAGTAGCTTTATCTCTTTCAATAGATCGAAACTTCTCGAAACCACTTCCTTCGTTCTTTGTCTTTTTCTCTTCGTCATCATCGTCATCATCTTCTTCTTCATCTTCTTCCTCTTCTTTCTTGACGACTGTTTTCTTTGAAGCAATCTCGAACTTCTCTCGGTAACCAATCTTTTGCTTTAAAGTTTTACCGAGTCTTTTTGAATTAGATAATTCTCTGTCAGCTAAATCACTAACCAATGATAGAACTTTCTCGTCTTTAGGATCTAAGCCAGACTTCTTGATATAGCTATCCATGAATAACTGTTTGACTTCTTCCTTAGAACGACCAACTCTATTCTGCATCTTTTTGTCATCTTTGATTTCCTCAGATGATACCTTTGTTTCCTTCTTTCTTTTTTTTAACATACTTTTCTTTCTGAGATAATAGTTTTCCTACGATCTCTAATTAATTTTTAGCTCTCTTCTTAATGATTCTTTCTTTCCTAACTTTCAGGATCATCTGTTGATCCATCTTTCTATACCTGATTAAACTCTGCTCGAGTTCGTAGATATGTTTAGTTAAGAACACTATTATAATTAAATAATCGTTTTGCTTTGAGTCTCTACTCCTTAATCTGAGTCTCTGGTATATTAATATTAACTGGTTTAGATATAAAACATATGAATCGATATCTGCAACGTCTGCTAAAGCTATCTGATGTTTATGCATCATTATTCTCAATACTTCTTTATCTTCTTGAGGTGTTGACATGCTCGGTATTTCTGACTCTGCATAAACTTTAGCTAATCTTTGATTTACTCCTAACAGTTTAAATAGTAATTGTATGATTAAATTCTTTATCATTTTGTTACTGCACTAGATCCACCTCTAGGAGTTAGACCAGGTCCTCTTACATCGTTCTTCTCCTGACCAGGAATTTCCTCTGGTGCATCTAGTATTAATTTTGAAGGATCTTTTCCATAAGCTTCTGCTAGGTCTTTGATATTCTCTTTCTGATTTACATATTGATTCTGGCTTGTTATCTTGTTCCATTCAATCTCAGCTCTCTTTGTTTGAGCTTGTGTTTCTTTGATTGAAGCATTAGGAACAACTTTAACCATTCCTCTGAAATCCATGATTGCTTCCATTGGTATATCTACTATCTGTGAAGTCTTATCTGAACCAAGATTGATCTTATTTAATAAACCTTTCGATCTAGGTTCTTTTCTGATATTTACTTCCATCGTACCAAGTTCACCAGTAAGAGTTCTAACATTATCAATAACAAATTTTCTGTGTTTACCTGAGCTCTTTAATCTTCCTGGATATTTCTCTAGCATGATCTGCATCGTCTGTTCTGCTACATCTTCTTCTGACCATTCCATTTGCTTTAAGAATAAATCCATGATATCCATTGATGCTTCTCTTACTGTAGCTACTTCTTCTGCTGATGGTGGTGTTCCTTCTCTTTCACTTTGACCTGAGACAGATGAAGCGTTCATTCTAGCTTGAATAATATTAAGCATTGAAGCAGCAGCTCCTGTTTCTGGTTGTGTTTTAAATTCTCTAATTTTACTTACGTCTGAGTCTGGATCAATATCAATAACATTACTTGGATACATCCAATCAAGATCTATTTCAGAACCTGATGCATTAAATATTGGAGACTTAAGTGAAATGAAGATCTGGTCAAGCATCATATTTAATAACGAGTTATTCATGTCTTGATAAGAAGCTAACTTAAATGCTAAACTCATTCCATAGAAGAAATTGTTAGAGAGTATCTCAAACTTAGAATCTATGAATGGTAATTGCTTGTGCTTATTAGGAAGAGGATCTCCAATCTCTGTAAGTAAATGTCCATTAGCAATGATATCCATTACATCTGTGTTCTTATTAAAATATCTTCTTACTAATACTTGGTCTGTCGCTTGTTTTAATTCAAATCGTGTTTGTTCTGCGTCTGAATAAAAAGAAACTGGACGAACATTACTATATCCTTTATAACTAGAATAGTCTTTAATAAAAGAATCTAATGACATCGGTTCTTCAGTTGCACATTTTGACATCTGTGCTATACTAAACTTCTTAACGTCTCCCGGAATAAAATGTTCAAGAGGCATAACAGATTTCAATACATCTTCGTATTCAAATAGATTCTTGTAATTCCATTTTCCATTCTTACCCTTAGTAGTCTTGACTCTTCTCTTTCCTTCAAAATATTTAATCTCCCTGATTACTGTTCCCTTCAATATACTTTCGAACATTGATTGGAATAAAAATACTTCGCCTTTATTAAGTCCGTTTCTTCCTCTTGAGTTAGATTCGTATAGATTACTCATTACAACTGCTAACGAAGATCTAACTCCTTTATTATTAAAGAAGAATGTTTTCATTCTTTGAGCAGTTAACCTAGCCAAGATTTGCATTGTCTTATTTCTAGTAACGTGGTCAAAGATATTAGCTTGCCAATCGTCTTTGAAATCACTTCTCTCTAATGTACCATTCATTCTCTTCTCACTTTCATTAATGTATTTAATAATGTTAGAAGAAGTTCCATCCTCTAATAAACCAAAGTGTTCATAAGGTCTATCTCTCTCCATTCTCATTTCTAAGATTTCAGAAGTTCGAGTTTGTACATACTCTCTTATTTCTGCGTCTTGCTCAACTGGCGGAGAATAGAACCTATCGTGAGTCTTCTTGTCCATTGCTAGATCACCAGAGATTGCTTCATCATCTTGTTTCTCTAGCTTGATAATTTTGCTGTTGTTTATTTTCATAAGATTATGATTGAACTGTTCTAAATGATTTGTTTCTTAATCTTTTCTTTTTCATTTTATTTTTGAAAAAGTCATCTTCTTTTTTCGACTTTTTAGATTTACCTGTTTCAAAATATTCGTCTTTCTTTGTAAATGTTAACATTAAAGCATCTGCGTAATCGGGTGAGACAATTCCTTTCTTTCTCATTGTCTCTTTTGGCATCATCTGTACTTTACTCTTTTTTAACTTATAGAATAAAGCATGAGATAGTTGTTCCCATCCTGTATGCTTCTCTAGTCTTCCTTCTCGCAAGATCCAGGTTCTTACTCTCCAGAAAGCTAGTGCTCTTAAATTTGTAAATTCTTTCTTATGTACTTTAGCGTCTGCTGCTTGACCAACGTTGACTCCGCATGGTCTTCCAATTAGCTGAGCTAGCCTATCTGAAGCTCCTCTTCCTAATCCAACCATATCAATAAAGATCTCTTTAGGATCTACTTCTAGCATTATAGCAAAGTCATATACTGCTTCTGCTATCTTCATTGTATCTCTAGTTCTTGATTGCCATAAAACTCTAGCTCCATTAATACCTCGAGCAACTATGACTGATTGGTTCTTTCCACCTCCTGCACAATCAACTCCTAATCTTATTGGGCCGATTAACTTTATCTCAGGAAGAATAGCTCTCTTAACGTCTTCTCCTAATAATAGTTTAGACCAACCATCTGCGTCTTCTGCGTCTTCTGGTGGATATTCACAATCATAAAGAATCTCTGATTTAGGTTTCTCCATTGCTTCTTCAATAAACTCAGGAGTGTATCTTCCGTCTGCTAATCCTATCTCTTTCTTAATAAATATTTTCTTGTATCTCTTGCTAACGAAGCTCTTGTAGAAATGATTTCTATGGAAAGGATTGCCAATCTTGATATAACAAGTATCTTTACCCTTCCCAGCAAACATCCTAAAGATACCTGCTTCAATCTCATCTGATATTAACGAACTCTCATCTGAGATAACATTTCTTCCTCCAAAGCCCATAATGCTTTCGATAGCATCTTGTGTTCTATGAGCTTCACAAGTTATAAGTTCAACTGAACCATATCTTGGAATGTTATCGTCTTTCCCTAAAATTTGATATGTTAATTTAATTTTAGATTTCTCTTCTAGTAATCTGTTCATTGCTGAATGATCTTTATCTTTAACACCGATTAACTTACGTTTGAAGTATTCATTCTTAGAAGTAGCATTAATCATATACTTCAAAAGATTTCTACCTCTCTTTAAATCTGGAACAGTGACTAACCAATCTTCAGGATGACTTGAGATTCTAGCTAACAAAGCAGATGCAATGTTTAATGTCTTTCCATACTGTGTACTAGAAACGATATGAACTCTATCAAAGTCTCTGTAATAAATACATTTGAATATTTCTAACTGAGCTGGTGTGAGTTCGAATGGTTCTTCGTGATCGTCAACAAAATTCTGATTAGCTAATTTCCAGACATCATCCTCTTTGCATTTCTCCATCTCATAAGCGAGTATCCTTTTCAAATCTTTGGCAGAATGATTGATAACCATCTTACCATCATAGATATTGAAATCGAATCTCGGGTATAAGAAATCTGATCTTCCTGGTAAATTTTCTATTTCTTTATTTGTAATCATGTTCTTCTACTTCCTTTCGCTATTTTCTGCATCGAGTCTTCTATTACTGCGAGAGTCTCTTTTCCAAATTCTGTTTCTTGTTTCTCTCTCCATCCAAATCTATTCTTCATATTCATATAGTATAAATGCGAATTAAAGTTTGATTTCATAGTTAAACCTTTTCGTCCAATCTTTAACCACCAAGCTTCACAGAGTTTCTCTGCTAGTTTCATTGTTATCTTATACTTCTTACCTCTAGGAGTATTTTCTTTCAGTAATTTATAATGCCTGTTAGGATTCATTCCAATAGCTAGCATGATCTCTAACATCGAGCATCCTTCTGCTGCCATTGCTAAAGAAGTCTTTCTCCATTGCTTATCAGTTAACAGTTGATCAAGATCTTTTATTTTAGGACCTCTCTTTACTTTTGGTAGTAAAGCTTTGAACATAGCTGAAGTAGCTTTCTCATATTTAGCAGGGTCACCTAATATTTCTTGGGCTTCTGCTTCAAGCTCTTCGTTCTTAGTTTCCTTTCTACGAGAAGCTTGCCTACTTGCTTGTTCTTTATTTGATTGTTTTTTGGACTTGTTCATTTGATATTTTATCATTTAATAATTTTAATTCAGAAGATGTGAATACTTTCTTAAGTGTCATCTTCTCGTTCTCTATGAATATGTTCATCAAATAATTCTTAGCTATCTTTTCTTTCTCAATATCATTTAGAAATTCTTTATCAGCTATTGACTTATGTAACTGAGATAACTTCTTATAGCAATATTCAATTACTCCAAATCTTTTTATCTTCAACTCATAACCTTCTTCTAATCGTTTCTCGATCTTTTCTAAAGCTTCTTCCAATGTATATGCGTTAACCATTATCAAAGTATCGATCTTTGCATCATTCTCTAATAGAGCAGCGAAACGAACTGAGAAGACTTTGAACTCTTCTAGTCTTTGGTCAATCATATTCTTATTTCTTAAGTTCTTTATCTTTATTAGCTAATGCTTCCTTCTCTTCCTGAGCTATAGCATCTCTCATATAACCCATAATCTTTTTACGGTTCTTATGAAGATTATCTTTTACTTCATCAGATCTAACATCTCTTTTGAATAAATACTCTTCTTTGCTTTTATTCATGTAGAAATTAATAAAGAACTGAAAGATATGAGAAGCTTCTGCTAACGATAGTCTGTTAACTCTTACTATAACTTCTAACTCATTAATTATATGCTCCATCCTTTCTTTACCTCTTTTCTTTTCTTCTAGTTCAGCTGCTGCTGCTTCGTTATTAACTTTCTTAGCAGCTAAGTTCGATAAATCTTTTGCTTCACCGAATTGAACTCCTGGTGGTAAAGTTGTTCCATGCTTGTCGATCCTAGTAATCTTAGGACCTTGACTTTTGTTTGGCTGTGTCATACGTTTAGCTTTTTCAATTTAGATCCTTAACTCCTCGAGCAAGTATAAGAGTCATAACTTATAGAGTCCTACTCGAGAAGTAGCCAAATACGCTAAACTTCCTCGAGGAATAAAGAACCTAAATTGTATTATATTAATTATTACATCCCATCTTTTTCACTATTGATTATTTTATACTCTACTAAGATCTTGTACAAAGTAGGTAACTCGATCGTATCAGTATTCTGCATCTTATTATAAGTGATCTGTTTCCATAGTCGATCATTATTTAATGCAGTTTCTTTTCTTGCTAATTCTTCTAGTATATCTTTCAGTACTTTATTGGTATCTACTCTACCGAATTCCATTTGATCTTCGTTTGATTTTTCTAATATCTTTTTAAAACTCATATCATTATATTAATTAGTAGCTTACGAATACTTTCTTATTCTCAATATCTTACATCTTTCTTTACTTTACGAAATTCTCACAACTTACTTTCTTTTACGATTTATCTTACATCATCTTTCATTTCTAGATTTATCTACTACTAGATAGATAATTTGAAAGAGATACTTTTAAGCTCGAATACGAATGATGAGTTGTAAAGTGAGAATGAGAGTGTAATGAGTGAGATATACATAGCATTCTGAAATATATATTGCTATAATTACACAAAATAACTACGACTACGTCGTTGTATGTATAGTATTGTATAGTATGTTAGTATGTATGTATATATATAGTATATCATATATCATACAATATGTAAATAGTATATAACTACTACGCTATAAGAGTATAGATAGTATGAGAGTATAGTATAGTATAGTAAAGTAAGGTATAGTATAGTATATATACAGTGTAACGTTACAACAAAGAATGAGTTGTTAACAGGTAGGTATATTAAATCTTAAATAATAATATAAATAATAAGATTGAGATAAGTGAGAGATGTTAATAACTTGTATTCTTGTGTAATGTTATAGGTTATATACGCTTCAATTATAATCATTTACAAATCATGAGAAATGGTATATAATATAATTACACTCAATCAAAACATAAAGTTCATTAAATAATAATATAATATAAATATATCCTATATATTCTCTCTCGCATTATATATAATATATTATACAAAGGAATAAAATAAATATTACGTCCTTAATAATATATAACATGAATATAATAAAGGAGAGATATATAAGGTATATGATAAACAAAATGAAAAAAGCTGACTTTATAAAAGAATTAGATTTAATTAAATCTGATAAGAATATAAAAGCAAGCAAAGAATTTCAGGTAGAATTTGATAAACAATTAGGCTTTAAGAAATGGGATAAATTAATACCGGAGGAAAACTTTGGTAGAGATAGTGAAGATTATTATAGATGGAGTTTAGTATTAGGTATAGAAGGAGATGAAGATAGGAGTGAAATGATATGTTATAATCAAATCTGGTATGATGAAGAGGAAGGAAATTAATTTATTTATACATATACTTTAATTAAGTGAATTGAAGTATATAATAAATACATTATAATTAAATAATAAGAATAGATATGTAAGAATGAAATGTTGTTATATATTTATTAGCAAAAGTATGGAGAATAAAGTGAAGACTTTAATTGAGCAGAATAACTACGGGATTAGAAGAAGAGAAAAAGACATTGAGAGAGAGAGTAAAGAGTTAGTTAACTTAGCAGAAGATATTAAAAATAATAATCACCAAGTAATATTTATTGAGAATATTGGTAAAAGATTAGTAGAATATCAAGAAGAGAAGAGAAGATTAATTAACTATAATAGCCAGTTAAAATGGATATTGAAGAAGTAAGATAGCTATTCTCTTTATCTCATTAAATGAATTAGTGAGATAAGATAGAAAAGTTATTAACAGTTTATTAACATTTACAAATTCTGAGAAGTATGATATAATTAACTTAATCATAAAGAAAGCACATTAATAAATTAATAAATAAAAGTATGAATGCAAACTTTAAGAAAGAATATAGCGAGAAGATAGGAAATTCAACGCTATTAACAAAGAATGAAATAGCTGAGTTAGTAGAGGAGATATATAATTTAGGCTATGAAGATGGAAAGGAGATGTACATTGAATAATTTATTTATACATATACTTTAATTAAGTGAATTGAAGTATATAATAAGTTCATTACATTAATTATAGAATAAGACGCATTAATCCAAATACACTGACCTACAATAATTAATGCCTATGTTATCATCATGACAAGTCTGATTATGAGATGTATAATAATCCTTAGTATTACGAGGTAGGAGTTAAGGGATTTACTCCAAAAGTTAACGCTAAGGCGAGCTATCATTTATAAATTAATATAATATAACAAGCATGCTTAAAGAAAAAGTAATTAAAAAATGATAAAGAATGGGAATAACCCAGCAGAAAGTAAACAAGAAGTTAATAAGCATTATGGAACAGTAAGAAGAATTTATCCAGAAGCAAGTGTTAGTAAATTAGCAGAATTAGTAAAAGTATTCGCAGGAACAGAATAGTTAAACTATCAGTTCTCGTTAAAGGTTAATGGGAACAAATAACTTAATTATTAATAAAAATAAATTATGAACGATGACACACTAACAAATGAATTTATAGAAGAGAACTTCAAAGAAGAAAATAAAGTTTATAACTGGCTCAACTTAGATAACTTAGGCAACATAGTGATAGACAAAATTACTAAAAAGTTTTGGATTGAGTTAACAGCTTCAACTTCTACTTTACCTAAGTACGTCTTTAAGTTTATTGAGAAATGGTGCAATAAGAAGGGCTATGAATATCTTTATAACTAATTCTCAGTATTCATTTCGAAGTGAAGTGAATACAATAGATTTAATTATTAAAATAAAAACAAAATGAATAAATTCGCTAAAGGATGGAAGTATTATAGACTCAAGGACCATTCACTAAGAAATATATGGTTCACTGGAGGTATAATATTCCAAGTTAAATGATATGAATATTATAATGAGAAAGCAAACATATTACTATCATTTATTACTTCTGTTTATATTAGGAATAGTATTCTCAGGAGTAATAGTTAAAATAAGAATGATTAAACTCGTACCAATAATGCAGCAGAATAATTATTCAGAAGGATATACAGATTGTGTATCAAATTATTTATTAATTAAACAATTATCAAAATGAATTATTACGTTTTAATATTCTATGTTTTATTTGCAGGATTGGTAGGATATAAAATAGGATTAGACGCACAAAAGAAGTAAAGTTCTTAAACTGCTATAAAAAGCTTTATGGCAGGAATAAGCACATTACAGCTAAATATTAATAATAAAGCTATAAAGAGACATTATAAAAGAGTCAAAAGCGACTCGTATGGAATAGTATACAAAAAAGATAAGGTATTATATATCTTTAAATATATCATTCTGCTACAGCTCTCTTATAGCTTTAAGCAACAAGACTATGAGTAAGAAAGTCGAGAAGCAATTCGAAGAGAAATACGAAAACAGTGCGAAGTTTACTGAGTTTATTGAGAGCACCTTCAAAAGTATAGCAAGTAATGCAACTCTTGAAGAGATGGCAATATGGTCATTCGGTTCTCTTAAAGAATGCTTAGAAGAATGGGAAGAGAGTGAGGAGTAACGAGGAGAGAGTTTCTCTCTTCGCTAATTCTTAATCAATCAATATGAAACACATTCTTACGCAAAAAGAAAAGCAAGAAATTAATTTAATAATGAGAAAATACATTGCAAATTATAAAGAACAATTACTTGCAAATATACATGAAGAAGTTACTGAAGAATTTGAAGAGAGAATAGTAGGGAGGGAGCATATCACAAATGGGGCAATGAGCTTCGAGAATGCAATATGGCGAGAGGTAGAATTACAATTTAGCAGAATAGACTATAAAATAATTGAAAGTCTACAAATAGCCGGCAAGAATTTCAAAGTATAAAGTTTGCGATTAGTAATAAGGGTATAAATCAAATCTTTAAAATATAATAAATCAAAAAGATTACTTGTTAACAACTCTATTTACACTGTAACATTGAACTAGTTTACAAAATTCATAATATATCTTATTATTATAATATAGATAAAGAAAAGGAGAAAGAACAAGTTAGATAACTAAAAGAAATATAATATAGCTTTCTCCTTTCTTTACTCTATTACTATATATACTATACTATACTATACTATATACTAACTATACTTTTTAATAAATAATAAACGTACTTAGTATATACATATTTTTAAATAATTAATTGATTAATTGATGACTATGTTTTATCTAATTAAAAACGAAAGTGAAATCATTGATGAATCTGACAAGAAAGGTCAACTACGAAAAGTCTATAAGAAAATGTCTGAGGAAGACAAAGTAATTCACAAAGTTAGTAAGTTCGCACCAACTGGAAAGAAACTCAAGAAAGTAGCAAAGAAGGTAAAAGACTTATTTGATGATTTATTATCAGATGATGATGAGGAAGAAGAATTACCGACAGAAGTATTAAGTAAGAAAGAACTGAGAAAGTTAAAGAGACAGAACTCTAAGAAACTGAGAACAATGAATCTCTACGACAAAGTACCAACAATGCTATACGCTAAATAATCACGGGGAATGAGCAAGCTACTTGGAGTTCTCGTATAGGGCAAGTGGGTTCCGACTCATTTGAAACTAAGCAATACTTCATTTGTTCATTCCCCCTAAATTACTATGACTGACATAATCAATAAATTAAGAAGAGAGATTATACACATCTTATTCTGCTTGGGAATTGGTTGTCCCAACTGCAACTGCAGGTCATTCGCATTCACAGATGATAACCGAATAAGATGTGTTAATTGCAAAAGTGATTTTAAAATTAAATTAGAAGAAATTAAAAGATGAACGAAATAATAAATAAAAATATAATAGAGAAATTTACAGAGGATAGAGTTCCTATATCACAACTCGCTTGGTTCTTTGATTTGTCTCCACTGAGAATATTAGAGAAACTAAGCTATGAATTAGACTATTCTCAAATCAGAGTCTTAGACAAAGCAAACGAAGAACTTAGATATGGTAACATATTAATTAATAGAAACAATAATGGAATTTAGAAAAGTCATAAAGAATAAGAAATACCATTGCATAACAAAAGGATGTAAGTTCGAAAAGAGAACTGAGACAAACTTCAGCTGTGCAGTTCCAACAAGAAAGACAACGAGACATTGTACAGTCCACGATGTACAAGTCTGCCTAACATGTGGATGGGAAGTAGGATGGCATTATGGAGAATGGAATCGAACTCTCTTGCCTATTCATGTTAGCAAGACTATTAAGAAGATAACTGATAGCAAGTACAAACCAATTACTCTCGGTAAACTCAAGCATGGTTCTAAACTTATCACAAAATCTGGAATCGAACGAACAGTCATAGAAGTCAATGGTATAAATATAAGATTGAAGTCAGAGAACAGAAGAGGATACGTTGATTATACTATACATCACTTAAGGTCGATGAGATATACATTACTTGAATAATTAAGGGAGAGATATTCTGCTAGACTGACAAGCACTAGCAGTACGGAAGTATCTCTCTCCCAATTACTTAATTAATTTAGAAATACGTTTATGAACTACTACGAAGTTGTTATTGTCAACGAAGAAGACAAGAAAGAACGTTATCTAGTCAAAGCTAATACTACAGCTCACGCAGAGAAGGTAGTAAGAAAGACTTTCACAGAAAACGAGATTGTATCAGTCAAGTTAACAAAATACGAAGATGTTTTAAAATCAAAGAAATAGGTAAGTAATGGAGGGAGAGAAATCTTTTTGAACTAAGTTTCTAGGAAGTTAGTTCACTCTCCCCATCACTTAGGTATTTAATATACTAATCAAAACTAGAAAGGAAGGTGATAATGAATGTTTTATTTAATCAACAAAAAGACTGGTAAAGTCATAGAGAAAAACGAGAAGAAGCACTTAGTTCGTAAAGCTAAGAAAGCTCAAAAGAATCCTGAACGATACGTTGTATCAAAATTCAAATCTTTGGACGAAGCTTCTAAAGCTAAAGACGCAGCAGTTAAAAACTTGGTCAAATCTTCTAAGAAAAAAGGTAAAAAGAACGAGAAGAAAGAAAGCAAGAAAGCTGGTAAATCTAAAGTCAAAAAAGAAAAGAAAAGTAAAAAGAAAAAGAAAGCAAGTATGGAAGAACTATAAATTGTTTTCTTAATGGTCATTTTACTTATTACTATTAAAGCATTTAATACTTATGGCAAAGAATAAATCAGTCTTAGCTAAGCAGGCTCAAACGATTACAAGACGTATCGTTAAAAAGCTTAGTCACGGAGCTAGAGGTGGTGAGAAATTCGAAACTACCGATTTAGAAGTTAGCTCAAGTGTAATGGACATTGCTCCTAAAGATGCTGAGAAAGTCAAAGCAGAATTAGATGAACAGTTAATTGCTGACCTTGCATTATTACAGAAAGCTTATCTTCCATCTATTACTGAAGAAGACGAAGAAGAAGAGGACGAAGACGATGAGGAAGAAGAAGAAGACGGAGAGGACGAAGAAGAAGACGACGACGATGATGATGAGGATGATGATGATGATGATGATGATGAGGACGAAGATGACGAAGAAGACGACGACGAAGATGACGAAGATGCAGATGAAGATGATGACGATGAGGAAGAGGAAGCAGATGACTTCGGTATCAAAATCAGTAAGAAAGAGTTAGAAGGTATTGAAGTTCATATCAATAACTTAACGATGGCTAAGAACAAGAAGCAGTTCGCAGTAGCAGTTAAGAAAATGAAGAAAGGACAGAAGAAATTCTCAGATACTCAATCAGAATATCTAATTGCTTACGCTCAGAAACGTAAATCAGAGTTAAAGAAATAGATATGATAGAGAAGATGTCGTACTCGGCTCTTCGAAATTATCTACAATGCCCATTGCTATATTGGTATAGGAGCATATTGAAAATCAAATTTCCATATAAACCTGTACCTCTAGCATTCGGTTCTGCATTACATCTAGCTCTTGAATTAAAGTTTAAGAATAAGAAGACTAAACCATTGAAAGTATTCGCAGAGAATTTCTTATACAAAGATTTATACTTTAGACCTAACGTTGATTATCCTAAAATCAACTATAAAGAAAATCTTGAAAATGGTAAAAGACTTCTAACTTATTTCTTTGAGAATCACAGTGAACATCTAAACAACATTAAAAGTGCTGAGCAAAGATTCAAATTCTTTTTGAAAAATCCAGCAACTAAGAAATCATCAAAGATTGTTAGATGTATCACTGGCATCACAGATTACGTTACTAAAGACGAAGGTATCGGAGATTATAAAACTAGTACGAAGAAGTATAAGCAGAAAGATATTGATGAATCACTTCAACCAACTTTCTATTATATGTGGTATTATAATACATACGGTAAACTTCCAAAATACTTTGAATATATTGTTTTCTTAAAGAAACACAAGAGAGAACCTATTCAAATTATGAGAACTCATCGAACAGTTGATGATATAATAAGTCTTTATCATTTAATCGAACAACAAGGCAAGCTAATTAATGCTAGAAAATTTCCTAGAGCAATTCACGCCAAATATGATTTCTGTGATTGCAAGTTATATGACTCAGTCTTAAAAGTATGATAAATCGCTTAGAACTAAATCCTCATAAATGGTATACAGTCTCTGACTTAGTAGAGATGGGAAGAAACAAGATGCTTCCTATTAAATCTAGATCAGTATGGACAAGGGTCCTTAGTTCAGGAGCAGTAAATTGTATTAACAAAGGGTCTGCACATAAAGCAGTATATATAGCGAAAGGCTCAGAAATTATGAAATGGATTCAAGCTAATTTAATCAAAAATTGATTATGAAAATTGACATGCTACAAAAAGCATTAGCGATAAGAGCTAAGGGGTGGTCGATTATACCAGTTAGTCGAAAAGCTAAGACACCACTACTCTCTTGGAAAAAATATACACAGGAATTAGCAACTCGTAAACAAATCAAGAGATGGTGGAAAGAATACCCAGATGCTAATATTGGTATTGTCACAGGAAAGATTTCAAATCTAACAGTTGTCGATATTGAAGAAGGAGGAGATTATTCATATCTTCCTGAAACTAAAACTGTCAGTACTGGTGGAAATGGATTTCATTTTTATTATCAATACTCGGACAGTGTTACAAATGCAGTTAGAATCAAAGAGTTAACTGACATTAGAAACAACGGGGGATACGTAGTTGCACCTCCTTCGTTACACTCGTCTGGGAAAAGATACAAGTGGAAGACTAAGGTCAAGATTACTCCCTTCCCAGTAGAACTCTTTCACAAAGAATTAGTTGAACAGGGTAATACTGATTGGGACGAAATCTTAGAAGGAGCTGGTTCTGGTTCACGAAACGAGAAGGCTGCTAAAGTATGTGGCTTATTCTTAACAAAGACTCCTTATAAATTATGGGAGAAACTAGCTTGGCCAGCAGTCAAGGATTGGAACCAGAGAAACAGACCTCCTATGACAGAAACTGAATTACGTTCTGTATTTGAAAGTATTTCGCAAAGAGCTAAATATCACAGGGAAGATTCAGAAAGAGAAATCTTCACTCTGTCATCTTTAACAAAGAAACATAGGAAAGAGATACAGAACAGAAAAAATGGAATCGATGACCTAGTACCCTCTGGATTAGATTCAATTGATGCATCTATGAATGGAGGATTTAGAAAAGGAGACTTAATCTTAATAGGAGCAAGACCATCAGTTGGTAAGACTGCTCTTGCACTTTCAATAGCTTATAACGCAGCTAAGAAAGGAAAACACGTTTTATTCTTTTCTATTGAAATGGATGCTATCGATATATACGATAGACTATTAGCTTTCGCTCTTAATGAACGATGTAGTAATATAATTAAAGGAGATATCAAGAGAAAGAAATTGAAAATAGGTTATAAGAGAATGAAGAAACTTCCTTTCTCAATAGCTGAACTAGCTAAAGCTACATCAGATGAAGTAATCGATGTTGTAAAAGAACATCTAATATCTAATAAAATTGATTTGATTGTTGTAGACTACCTTCAATTCTTAAGAGATAAGCCAGATTCAAATGGAAATGATAACCAAAGAGTTGGTAAGATCTCTAAGAATTTAAAAATGTTAGCTAGAATAACAAACATTCCAGTTATCTCTCCCGTTCAATTAACTAGGAACGCAGATGGAAAGAGTCCTCAGTTAAAAGACCTAAGAGATTCTGGAAACTTAGAAGCAGATGCCGATATCGTTTTCTTACTACACCGATTGCAAGATCAAGAAAAAAGAGACAGAGCAGAATTACATATCGCTAAGAATAGAAAAGGAGAAACAAATAAAACATTCTTAAAATTTGATGTTCGTACAACTAGGTATACATCTAGTCGACGAACAACTATCTAATTATTATGGTATACGTTAACAAGGACTTAATCAATATCGCTAATGCTAGTGGTAAATATGTTAAGATGGAAATAGGAGAAAAAGTAGTAGGTAAATACATGGGATATACAGAGAAGATGAACACGAAGTTTAATAAGATGAGCTATCAGTTTCAAATCTTATTAGACGGAGAAGATGAAGCAAAAGATTTATCAACTAGTGCAGCTAAAGTAATTCGAAAGTTTGCTTATATTCGAAAAGGTACAATGATTGAAATTAAGAAATTAGGAGATGGACAAAGTACTGACTACGAAATTACAGAGCTAGACGATGCTGACGAAGATTATGACAAACCTAAAAAATCTAAGAAACTAAAATCAAAAAAGAAGAAAAAGAAAAAAGCTTCTTTAGACGATCTATAAATTTATGGTAAAATCTATTCTTGACAAAACAATGGAATTGAACGAAGAAGCAGCTGAAGAGAAAAAGAGAAGAGGTAACTTTCCAGAAGAAGACGAGATAGATGAAGCCAAAGAAAAGAAAGCTCTAAAAGGAAACAAGAAAAGAGGAGGAAGAATCAAACTGTATAAGCATACACCGGAATCAGATAAAGTAACTGAGCTTATGGCTTTATTTGAACCTGCATCCCCTACTAAAAAATCAATTAGGGAATTAAGAGGAGCACTCCAAGAGCTATCGAAACAACGATATCCTAAAGGAGCTAGAAAGAAGAAAAAGAAATTATGAAGAAACAAATCATCAAAACTAAATTCGATAAAACATTTCTAATTTGGTTTGCAGGTTTCTTCGATGGCGAAGGGGCGTTCAGAATTAAAAGACACGGTACTTCTAAGAATGGGCGTCCTTCTCTCCATATTGGTATGTCGATATCCAATACTGATTTAAATGCTTTAAAATATATACGAAAAAATATTGGGGGTAGAATAAAAGAAAGGAGAAGAATGAACCCAAGGCACAAAGATCTTTATTCATGGAGTTCAACTTCAACTGATTCTATACAATGTATAACTAAAGCGATGTTTCCTTATTTAATAGTAAAGAGAGAAAGAGCAAAGTTAATTCTTACATTCGAGAAAAGAGAGCATCTGATAGGACAAGGAACATCGAAAGCATTTATGATTAAGAGAAGAAAGAATGACTTAATCTTTAAGAAGCAACTTAAATTACAAGAGAGAATGACTCGGTTGAATTTAAGGGGTAAACAATTATGATTATATTAATTGAAGGAATTGACAAAAGTGGAAAATCGTCACTAATCAGAGGGCTCTCTCGCCTCATCCCTGCTACAATTTATAAAAACACAATCAAGCCTGATAATACTTTAGCAAGTGGTCAGCAGACTATTGGAATATACAGAGGTCTTTATAACTATGCATTAGAAAGACCAGATACATTTCACATCTTTGACAGAAGTCATATTACAGAGTTAGTATATGGAGCAGTCTTGAGAAACTATAAGCCTGCATTGTTATTTGATTGGGAGAGATTTGAATACCAACACAGAGACAGAATGCTACTAATGAAGATGAGTACTAACGTAGAAACTATAATCAAGAGATTTGAAACAGAGAAAGAAGATTTCTTACGAGAACATCACATCCAACCAATTCTTGCTAAATACAAAAGTGTAGTATATAACTCTTGTCTTAGGAAAGTATATATTGATGGAGATGTATCAAGAGCAGCAGTTGTTAAACAAGCTTATGACTTTATTTATAAAAACTCTAAACTACTATGAATATAAAAGACGAGCCAATCAAAGCAGATCCAAAGAAAGATCTACTTATACAAATGTTTAAAGCACAGGAAGAAGTCGAGAAGAAGTTTGGAGAGATAGAAGGTTTCCCAACTAGATTACTTTTTGGAGATGGAAAGAACTTACATTCTCCAGAAGTATGTAAACATATTAATAATAACATTTTCTGGAGAATGATCCAGGAGATTAACGAGGCAGTAGTTGCACTTAATAATGCAAAGACATGGAGACAAACAAAGTATTTCACAGATATCAACGAGTACTACGATGAAGTAGCAGATATTATGATCTATTTTATTAATGCATGTTTCGCATCAGGAATAGACCCTGAATTATTAGCTACACTAGTGCTGAAGAAAATAAAAGTCAATGAGAAACGAATTAAATCAAAGTACTAATGAATCTCTAATAGAGATCGTACTACATACTTGCCCTGAATGTAAATTCAAGCAACAGAAATTAGTTAGGTATCGAAAGATCGTTGAGGAACAGAAGTTAGTTGCTCCTCAACATGACACAGCTACTTATGTTTGCACTAATCCTAAGTGTATAATGAAAGTAGATCCTAAGAAAATAAAAAACTGGACGCCAGTTAAATCATAATCTTATGAGAATATACGAAACATGTCGCATGGCTATCAATGATATTGCTCGCGAGCTTAAGAAATGTGCATCGACTGTACATACGCAGACGATGCAGAATAAACGTATTTCTTCAGACGAAGAATTTAATACAAGAGAGATACAAGCATTTTCATTTACCATATTAGATGTAGCAGATAAAGACAAGATGCCACTTGTTACTCAAGCATGGTGTCTGGCAGAGTTTAAAGAGAGAATCAGTCTGAAAGAAGTTAATCCTGGTAATGCATATAAGATAAGAGAAGATGTATGGAACGAGTTCTTAGTAAAGAATAACTTAACTAACGAATTAACTTTCGAGTACACATATTCAGAGAGAATGTGTTGGCAATTGAAAAGAGTTAAGCAAGAGCTTCAAGATAATCCAGAAACAAGGCAAGCTATTATTCAAATACATGATAGACACATAGACCAATACAGAATGGGACTGAAAAGAATACCATGCTCAATGTTCTATCACTTCATGAAAAGAGATGGTAGCTTAGATATAATTTACAATATGCGAAGTACAGACTTTGCTACTCACTTCCAGAATGATATCTGGTTAGCTATAGCATTGCAAGAATGGATGGCTAACGAGCTAGGAATACCAGTTGGTAAGTTTATTATGTTCGCATCATCTTTACATATTTACAAACGCGATTGGGATAAATTAATGAATTACTAATATGAATAAAAGAGTAGTAACATACAAACAATTCTTAAAAGAGACGTTTCGTCCATATATCATAGCATTTACAGAGAGAGAAGATGTGACTCTTGTATACCGAAATGATCGTGGTAGAAATTACTTGACTATAACTGACTATCCGTACTACTTCTGTATAACATTCAGAGATGCTAAAGATATTCAGCACGAGTTAAAGAGTTTCGAGAAAGAAGGACTCATATTGAAAATGGTTAGAGAAGGTAAGTTCGTAAGGATATACTGCAAGACAGTTAATCAAAGAGTCTTAGATCCTAAGAAAGAAGTCATGTCAGAACTTAAAGTCTTAGGAATTAAAACATACGAAGCAGATCTTAATTCTGCTCAACGATGCTTGATAGATCATAAGCTACCAATAGAGACAGAACCTAGGCTCTTATATTTTGATATTGAAACAGATGACAGAGGAAAGGGAATAGAAATAGGCAGAGACAGAATCGTATCGATAGCAGGAGTTAATCAAGAAGGTAGAGTCTATTATACATCTTGCAAAGACGAGAAGAAGATCTTACATAATTTCTACAGATGGATAGAAAAGTACGATGTAGTAGCTGGTTGGCATTCAGAAGGATTCGATGTTCCATACATACAAGCAAGATCAAAGAAGTTAAAGATCTGGTATGACTGGAGGCAGATGATTCAGTTAGACTTAATGCAAAAGATGATGGAGATTAATAAAAGAAACATTGACTTGATTAAGAAAGTCAGAAGCTTTGCTCTTCAAGAAGTATCAAATGTAATACTAGGAGAATCTAAAGTGCAGCATGACGAAACGATATGGGAATTATACACAGAGAATCCTAAGAAATTGAAAGAGTATAACATACAAGATGTTATGTTATTACTTAAGTTAGATAATAAATTAAAAATAAGTAGGCAGAAAGCGATTGAGTGTTCAATCACTGGTTGCTTCATGAACGAATATGCAATATCTAGAATCTTGGATATGTACATACTACGAAATTCTCCTGACGGTACCAGATTTCCTACTAAGCCAGCTTGGAGCCAGGACAACTACGGGAACAACGATAATAAATATAAGGGAGGGATCGTGCTGGAACCTATTCCTGGAACTCATCCTGATGTTTATCATTTTGATTTCACTAGTCTTTATCCTAGCATTATCAGGACCTTTAATATTTCTCCTGAGACTTGGAGAGACCGTCGTAGGACTTCCAAAGATGTTAGTTCTCCTAATGAGCAAACGTTCTACAAGAAGGAAGGAATAATACCCAAGATTATAACAGGATTGTTAACAGCTAGAAATGATATAAGGAATGGAGTGATGAAAGACATGGAGCATGATCACCCAGAATACGAAACACTATATTTTAAGCAGTATGCTTTTAAGACAATGAGTAATTCATTCTATGGAATACTAGGAGCTAGATTCACTCGATACTACAGGAGAGAGAATGCAGAAGCAATTACATTGTCAGGTCATTACTTAATCTACTTAGCTAAAGCATACGTTGAAGAAGCAGGAGGTCAAGTATTATATGGAGATACTGATTCAGTCTTTGTTACAATGGACCATGTAATAGACCCAGATGCATTCAGACTAGAGATTAATCAATTCATAGCATATCATTTGTTTAAACATTTCGGAGTTATTACTAGTCATATTGATTTGAAAGTAGAAGCAATCTACGAGAAGGTCTTACTTACTTCAGTCAAAAAGAAATACGTTAAAGTAGAGGAAGGAGAATTAAAGATTGTAGGATTTGAAGAAAGGAGAAGAGAAACATTACCGATAGCTGCTAAGTATCAACGAAGGTTATTCAAGATGATGCTCTTAGACAATTGTTCACAGACTGATATTATCAATTGGCTTAAAAAGATAAAGAAGAAAGTAGTAGCAGGCAAACTTAAAAAGAAAACAGTAACACTACAAATCAAATTAGCAAAGGATGTTAAAGACTATGACAAGAAGAAGTTCGATAAGAGTGGAAACGAAGTTATAGTAGAATCAAAATTACCTCATGTTAAAGTTGCTAAATGGTTAAGAGATAATGGGAAGACAGAAGGAGGATATAACAGTTGGGAGAAAGGATGTTACGTCAAATACATCGTAACAGGTAAAGTAAGAGGACAAGGTATTACAGCTTGCAGTGTATATAATTATTTAGATGATTACGATACGACGTATTATTGGAATACGAAGATATTCGCAATCCTAGAAAGAATACTCTTTAGCGCTTATCCTGGACATGATTGGGAGCAGTACTTCGAAGAAGAGAAAGGAAGACGTAAAAGAAAAATATAAAAATATGAGAGAAGAAACAAAGAAACTATCTGCACAGATAGGATTTATCACAGACGAAAGAGTTGCTCAATTTGTTATTGCAGCACTAGAGTTCGCACCAGACTCTTTCTTTATTAGAGAAGCATCAAGTTCTGGAAAGTATCATCCAGAGTTTGCAGAAGGAGATGAAGGATTACTAAGGCATACAATGGCAGTATTCGCTATTGCAGAAGATCTATTCATACTTAATAAAGATAATGGCTTTAATGAGCACGATCAAAATTTGATAAGAGCAGCAATCATCTTACATGATATGTGCAAGTATGGATTAGAAGATAGTAAGCATACACTTAAAGACCATCCTATGATTGCTTATCAACATTTGAACTGGAGTATGCAAGAACAAGCGTTCATTAGTAAGAAAGACTTTCAAGTTATCGTTGATGCTATTGCATCTCACATGGGGAGATGGAAAGCTACTGGTGGACTTGACTTACCTATACCACGTAGTAAATTAGAATGCTTCGTACACTTATGTGATTACTTAGCATCAAGAAAATATATTGATAAATCAATACTAGATTAACTATATGAAATTACAAGAAATAATAATTGTAATTGCTCTCGGGTTCTTAGGATATACTCTCGGTCTATACTATAACTCACAGGACGATTTACAAAAAGCAAATAACTTATTAATAGCAGAGAGAGATTCTTATACTGTCAAAATAAGAAGACTAACAAGCGAGAAGATTTCATTAGAAGAGAGGCTAATTATACGAGAGAAAGAACTGAAAGAATTTGTATGCCCAGAATGCAAAGAATATTTTGCTACTTGGGTTAAAGGTGATTGTAATAACGAAGTCAACGAGATCAATCAGTTATATGTAGACTTAGCAGACAAAGATGATGCTTACGAGAGAGTACAAAGAAGTTTCACTGAAGTAATCAAGAAATGCAAACCAACTTGTTCTTACTTAAATAATATAAAATTCTAATCTTATGAAAAAGACAACTATTGTTTGCGCACATTGCGAAAATCCAGTTAAACCTACTAATCCAATCGATCTTCATACCTGGATGTATTGCAAATGTAGAAGAATGAAAGCTAGAATCAAAGAAAATTTGCTAATAGAAATAGTAGGGTCTACTTTATTAATTAATAGTAAATAGTTATGAAAAGAAGACAACAACCAGAGACAGTAGTAACTAATGCTATTGTACAGAAGTTAGCTATATATGGCTATCATGTGAAGAAAGTCTACAACGGCGGAGTACCAGCTGGATGCTCTGGTGGTCAGGTTAGATATAAGAAGAAAGAAGCAGAGTTCAAAGGTATTCCAGATCTGCTAGCTTACAATCCAAGAAGAAAGCACTTCATGTTTATTGAAGTAAAATCAAAAAAGAAAAAAGGTAGTCCCGAGCAAGAAGAGTTCATAGAATCGTTTAGTCGATGCGATATCTTTGAAGCATTCATCTGTTGGGATGAGAATATACTAGAAGATAAATTAAAAGAAGTAGAAAAACAATATGTCAAAAAAAGAAGTCGGAATAAACCTAAGGCTAGTATTGCAGAAAGATTCGACGAGCTTTAATATAGCTAAGAAGTTATGTAAAGACTACATAGCAACTAAGTATATTATTGATAAAGAGCAAATACACTGTATTAATTTAGAAGGACCTAACGTTTCTGATCTAGTAATAATTGAATACGTAGACAAGAAGTATGTCATGCGACAAAGTACAGATGAAGAATATGGTATTTACTTTAGAGAGATAAGAGACTTAGCAGCAGAAGAAACTTATGAATGATAATTTAATCGTATTCAATTTAGAAGGAGTATTAATCAAGAACGGAGAAATAAATAAAGCTGCTATCGAATTACTCAAAGTATTCGTTAAGATAGGTTGGAGAGTTTACATTCAATCTGAAGAAGGGAAATTGAAAGCAGACAGGTTTATCGAATCAAAGAGATTAAAAGAAGTAATCGGTCTGAAGATGTGGCAGAAAGGATATCATTTCGATATAACTGTCTGTGACGATTTCCAAACAGGCCCAATCTATCACCCAGTACCAGGACTTAATACATCATTCATTTTAAATATATGAGAAATTTATATAAGATTGCAATTATGATTGTGATCGCTCTAATACTGAGCACCGGAGCTAATGTTAATACAACATCGGCTGCGTTAGGAGACTCTTGCACATCAGGTGGAAGAGCTGGTACAGAAGATGCACTAGGTGCTTGCATTCAAGTACCATCGAGTTCTAGTAGTTTAATTGTTGTCTTTACTAACAGGATAGCACCAGGAAGTGAGAGAATCTCTATTGCAGATTCAATCGTATACTTTCCAGGAGAGTTTGCTGGATATGGTAATGTCAAACTACAGTGGCTAACTAATCAGTTTACTAATAGCTACGTAGAGATTTACAAAGACGGACAACTACAAAGAGTAGAAGATGCAAACTATGGAACAGGTCACACTTCGATCTTTACTTTACAAGCAGGAAACTATTCAGCTGTCATCGTATCATACGGTGGGTATGTTAGAAGTCTTCCATTGCTATTAGACATTAGATAGACTTAGTTATTTTATATGCTATCACTAATTCTTGGTGATAGTAATCAGCTAATTACGTTAATCTAAAAGGAGTCAATCATGGGTTTAGTAAAAGTTCTTTTGATTATGCAAGAATTAGAAAGAATTGGATGCCACAATACTGCCAAAGCAATTTGGTCTTACTACCAACTATATAAGGAGGAGCAAGATGGCTTCAAAAGAAAAGAAGAAACTTCGGAAAGAGAGACGAATGATAGAGAAGAAGAAAGCACAAGGTCAGAAAATCGATGGTCATCATATCATCCCAAGTTCAAGAGGTGGAAAGACTTCTAACAAGAACATGGTATACATTGATATGTATAGGCATCGAGATTATCACAGGCTGTTTGATAACAAGACTCCAGAAGAGATCATACATTATCTACTCGATTATTTCTGGAGAGGACAAACAAGTCACATTATAGAGGCTCTTTACACTAGGGGGAAATATGTCTAACGAAGATCAAGTAATAAGACTTCCTGACAAAGAGTGGTGGGGTATAACACCAAAGAAGCATTATAGTTATACGATCGAGTGGACTCCTAAATTTGGTGGATGGGTAAGAGCAAGGGTCAACACAAGTAATACTTGGTTATTTGACCACTGCCAATACGTAAGATTCGCTGACTCGATGGGAAACAACATGCTCGCGAAGTATGTCTAAACTAAAGAGGGGACAACAAGCTCCCCTCTACTTTTACAAACTATTAATAAATATATGGAAAAGAAATTTCAATGCAGTAGATGCAAACAATTTAAACTAATGGAAGACTTTGACCAGATCGAAGTATGTCTTGGACCTGGTGGTCAGAACATGAAAAGAAAAAGCTTCTGTATTAGTTGCGACGATGGAAGAAAACCAAAGAACAGTAATGTCTCTGGTCCAGTCAAGTTTTCTAATAGATATCTCAAGAGTACTAAGAAAAAGATCTGCCCAGTATGTGGAACTGAATTTGAAGGAGGAGCTAGAAAGATGTGCTCACCGACTTGTCAAGTAGCTCAGATGAAAATCAATCAACATAAATCAGCAGCTAAGAAGAAATTATTAATTAAGAATAAAGAAAATGCATAAAGACATCTTAAAAGTATTAAAAGCAATCAGAGGAAGTTTCCATGATGCTGCTATCGTCTATACATTCGGTGGATGCTATGGTCTCTTTCAGGTCATGAAGTCTATCTATCCTAAAGCAATAGCTTATAAAGAAGTTAAAAATTCACATGCTGTCATAAGAATTGGTAACAAGTATTATGATATCTATGGAGAGTACGTAGATGTCGATGGAAAGCAAAGTGGTAAGTTAGTAAGAATCAACTTAAAAGATGTACCAGCTTGGGAATCAATAGCAGCTGGCCAGAGATTAGAATACATCGTAGCTAAATATAATAGATTTAATAAACATAAGAATAAATAAAGTATGGAAATTATTCAAATCATAAGTGAACACAAACACATTAGAAAAGATAAACCTGTTAAGCGAGGAGAGAAAAGAGTAGAAGCTATAGTCAATGATTTCGGTAGGATCGAAACAAGACATATAGATATACTACAATAATATGACAGATATAAAAGAACTAGAACTAGAATTTAGAAAGAAAGCGATGCAACATACCGTCATGCAAAATATGCTATTTAATGCTCACCTAGATTCATTAGCAATGCAGACTAATCCACCAGCGCTACTAATGCAATCTGAAGAATTCGAGAAGCGATTCATAGCTAGTCATGCTACCAAGCTCAAATGGTACGAGAAGATCTGGCCATTCAAATACTTCTTCATTAAGAAGATATAACTTAAGGTTACAGAAACTCTACGTAATACTACGCTTTTGGCAGTGTCTCAAAGCTAAGAGATGCTCTCTATTTACAATCAAAAATGATATACCTATAGAATATATCATCTTCAATGAAAAGGCACGATTTAGGTGCTTTTTCTGCTGCCTATATACTGATCTTTATAGGCTTTATTTTTATCTTTTTTATGTTTATTTTAGGGATAGTAATCTTCTTAGTTTTAATGCTACTTTTTCTAGATGTACTATCACTTCCTCTCCCGAACCAGTAATAGTATAACTTACCACCAACTGGAATAGATTTAATAGTTCTTAAATTGCTAACGTCTTTAATTGTATCGAAGTCTTTGAATCCACCAATAACATCTTTAGATAAACTATCTGCTGCTTGAGTAGGTGGTACGATCTGTTCGAATAAAGATCTACCTAAACCATCTCTCGTTATTTGAGTAGTAGTATATCTGCTGAAGCCAACTTGCTTAGCAATGTTATCAGTTACTTTATCTTTGAATGAAGTCTCTCTTCCTAATACAAAGTCTTTGAGTTCATCGACTCCTGCTTCCATTAAGATTAAATACATTGCTAATCTAAATAGATTCTTCAGTGCTTGAGGCTTATCAGTTTTCATTAATCTAAAGACATCATTTCTATATACATCTAACTTCTTAATCGTCCATGTCTTAAGCATGTATAAGATTTTATTATTACCACCACTTAAGTATTTCTCTGGCATCTCTGATAACGAAACAGGTTGTACATCTAAGAGTTCATTAAAAGCTAAGTACTTAACGTTCTCTGAAATATAGTCATCTCTTAAGTCTCTCTTAACTTGTTCAGCTTCTTCACCAAAGATCTCGTCTATCTTTTGGTTGATATACTTATTAGGATTACTCTTTCTAAATTCAGTTTGATACCTAGAGATAGCAGCTGAGACTAAAGTATTCTTACCTAGAGTATCTAGTTTCTTAAATCCAGTGATATTCATTACTATATCTGATACATTCTTTATCTTACTATCTCCAGCGAACTCTGCTCCAATCTCTTCTATTCCTAAGTCTTCTTTCTTAATCTTAGACTTATTGATTAAAGCACCAGGTGCATTCTTAACTGTCTCTACGATTCCTCCTTTATAAAATGCGAAAGCTAAATCTCCTAACTGTGTTAAAGCATTAAGAGGACTTCCTAATACATCTATATAAGACAGATCTCTAATAACTCCTAATACTCCATGCATTGCTTTAGGATCGAATCTAGCTTTTAATATACTAGATAACTCTTTCTCTTGGCTAGCTCTGATTGTACCATCTGCTGTTAGCTTAGCAATGTAATGACCTATGCTTTGATCGATATCAGTTATCTCTTCTCCTTCTTTATCTAAGATCTTAATTTCTTTACCGAAGAATCTTCTTGCTTCAATAGCATCGTTAACTCCAGAGATATATTGAGATAAAGATAAGTTAGCTTCAGAATAGAATTGGTTTAACTCTCCATCAATTAAATCAATACTTCTGGTTTTCATTTGACCAGTTTCTGATAATGCTATACCTCCAGCGTAACCTCTTATCATTGTATTAATTAAACTAGCTTTCTCATCGAGAGATAAGCTATCTCCTAATGAAGTTTCTTTTCTTTTGATTGCTTCATCAATAATACTCCAGTCATCACTTCCTTGTATATAATCCATGAATCCTTTTGTATCTTTAATTGTTCTAGGAAAGTAATTTCTTTTATAACCGATATCAAATCCAACTGCATCAGCTCTATCATAAATATCATCTAGCATCTTCTTGACATCAGCATACTCATCTTCTAGATTATACTTCTTAACTATTCTATTAATAGTCTTAGCATCTCCATTCTTTAAAGCTAGATCTAAATCTAAGAAATCATTTCGTTCTAAATTCTTCATACTCTTTAAGAATGGCTTAGCTTGATTTCGATCTGATTGTAATTGTAATCCTAACTTAAATTCAAACTTCCTTAATGCATTCTTAAGAGATTGATCGATATTCTTTAATCTAGTAGAGATAGGAGTGAAGATAGGATCTAAAGCTTCTCCTAAACTTTTACCAATCTTGCCTAATGTTTTCTTAACACTGAAATCATTTTGATCTTTAACGATTCTATTACCAAGATAAACATTCTCAGATACTTCTTGATCTGTCTTAGATACTGTCGGTAGTAATCCCCTGTCCCTTTTAAATTTTAATCTTCTTTTCAATTCATCTACTACTCTTTCTAATTCTTCAAAAGACATTTTTCGTAATGGTCTATTGATTCCTAACTTCTTCTTGATGTGATTCATCGCTGTTTGATTTAATTGAGCTAACTGTTTTATAAATGCAACCTTACTTCTCTCTTTACCTATAGCAGCTATTAATGCTTCTTCTTTTCTAGCTTCATCAATTAATTCATCTGCTCTCTTCTTTGCTTTACCTAGATCTTTGAAAGAAGTTATATCTCGCATGATTGGTAATAGCTTTCCTCTGTCTGAGAGAGATAAATTCTTTCTAGCAAATCTTACTACTTCATTCTTAGCTGTTTGTACATCAGTTGCTTTATTCTTAATGTCTGCATTAATATTCTTAGATGTTTCTTGTACTGCTGCTTTAACTTCTCTTTTCTTTTGCCTCTTCTCTGCAGATACTTCTCTCTTAGCAACTCTTACTTCTATCTTCTTAGTAACTCTAGCTCCTCTCTTCTCTCCAGTCTTTATAGCTTTAAGTCTTGGTGCTTTCTTAGAGACTTTAGTTTCTATTTCTTTCTTAATTATATCTAACTCTTGTTGAGCTTTGTCTTTAATCTTGAAAATATGCTGGTCAATTACTTTGTCTTTAAATGTGTTCTGTAATATCAATGAATCGTATCCTTCTTTTCTAAGTCCTTCTGCTACAATCAAATCCATTGTTGCATCAATTTTATTTGTAGAGTTAATTACTTTTTTTATTTCTGCTTGCGTATTACCATTTCTAGTTAGGATTGCGTTAATATCGCTATCTTTTACTTCGAAGATATCTTCTTCGACTCTGTTAGCTAACTCTCTCTCTCTCTCTGGTAAGAAGTTCTCGTAGCCACTCTCGATAACATTTCTGGACCCAATGACTACGTCTGCATCTTTAATAATGAGAGGATTGTTTAAGATCAAAGTTTCATCTGTTCTTTTCTCTCCTCCAACGATTCCCTCAAATTCTTTCTGAAAATCAAATGTAGAACTATCTTCTGTCGCATACCAAGTTCCTCCTCTAAAATTGTCTGTGTTAACAAACTCTGGCTTACTAAATCTAACTACTTTTACTTTGCTTCCTTCAATGAATGGATCAACTGAGATAAAGTCTTTTCTTATAGTACTTGCTTTACCAGTTAAGTCTTTAGCTTCTCCTCTTTTGATTCTATTAAATAGTTCACTAATAACATCTCCGTCTTGTTTAAATAATTCTATCTTCTGTAATAGTCTATCAAAGAATGCTTTAAACTTAGCAGACCACGTAGTACCTTTTCGCATATATCTAGCGAACTCATTAGCTAATACTTCTTCTGCCATTTCAATATCTGATAAGCTCTCTGCTTGTTCTGGGTTAGCTTTCTTCAATGCTTCAACATCGTCTTTCTTATTTTCTAATATCCAATCAGTTAATACATTAGCTTCTTTACCTCCTAGTGTATTAACAAAGTAATGGAATGCTTCGTGATAAGCAACTGTCTCTGATACTTTACCATTCAGTTCTAAGACTCTAATCATCTGGTCTACCATAAATCCTAACTTACCTCCAGGGATAAAGTCTAATGCTTTAAAATCAATCTCTCCTAAGATCTTAGTTAATTGTTCTTTCATCTTCTCTGGTGTAGTACCAAATACAAAGTCTTTACCTTCACTTGTAAAGAAAGCTGTGACTGGTTTCGTAGCATCTTGTTCTGTGATATCTAATTGGAACCATTCGACTCCTTGCTCATCAGTTACTCTTTTCATATCTGGTCTAATACGTTTGAGATATTTACGTATATCTTTCTCGTAGAATTTATAGATTGGATTCGATTTATCTACATCTTCTGTCCTTGCGATATTCTCTTCTAAGTTAGAGACTGCTTCTTCGATTGCGTCGAGAGTTTCGTCGTCACTAGTATACTGGTTGAATTCAAAATTAGCAATATCTTTTTCTGTTATTTTAACATTGAATTTTTTATTTATTGCAGCAAGTTTATCTAGTGGAAAAGCAGTCATGTCTCCTTCACTTGGATGTGCACTAGTAACTAGCCAGTCTCTTCCTTGGTGCTGGACAGTCTCTCCCTCTGTAAAATCTTCGATTGCATCTGCAGTCGCTTCTCCTCCTGATAATCCTTCAACTTGCATAGCAGTCTCTCCTGTAGGAAACTGTAAAGTGTTCTTACCATCTGTAGCTGCTTGTTTAATTTCTTCTTTGATTATTCTTTCGAACCAGTTGTTTCTGTATGGTTGTAGTTGTTCTAACTCTTCTTGTCTAATCTTCTCTAACTCTAATTGTCTAGCAATTACGTCTTCGTTCGCTCCAATCTTTTTATAATACTCGACTCCTTTACTAACCTTTGCTTCTGCTTTTAATCTACCTCTTTGAAATAAGTCAGATTGTAATTCTATAATTCTTCTTGTATCACTTGCTCTCATATCGTCTTGCTCTATTGCACCTTCTTCAACGTCTCTTGGTCCTCTTCCTTCTATAGCAAGGTCTTCGATTCTTGTATGAGCAAAGTATCTTGGTGCAAATCTACCAAAATGTATTTCTCCAGCTGATGTTTTAATAGGACTCTCGTAAAGATGCTCGTCGTACTCAGCTATCTCTCCCCTCTGTTCATCTGGCAAGACAATGTTCTCATATTTAAGAGATTGTTTTCCTTTAACGATTGTCTCTAATGGTACAAGACTTGTTTTAATCTTATCTGCAAAGTCTTTAACATTAACTTTTCCTTCTGGTAACTCTCTTAACGTTCTTCTTATCAAATCTCTTTCTGGTTGTTTCAAATCAGGAGCATTAGATAAATCAGATATGAACTGTGGAGAGACTGTAGTCTTTCCTTCTAGTTTCTCTAAAGTCTTTATTGATAGATCTTCAAAATCTTTAAATGCTTCTGGTGCAGCTGCTTCTTCTTTACCAGGTATCTTAATGAATCCTTTCTCATTCTTTACTACTTCATCAGATAATTCTTTTATTTTAATAGAGAAGTTATTCATCAAATCTTTATCTTGTACTTCTCTCGCTAGTGTATTAATTTTAAGACCTAGCCCTATTGTTCCACCTGTTACAAAAGTAATAGCTGCTGTCATAGGAGCTACTGCTGCTAGAGCTGCTTTCCAATCATCAGGACTCGACCAGTTAATCTCTTTCCCTCCTGGTAGCTTAGCTTCGTATCTCAAGTTTGATTGACCTAGTTCTGTTATAGTCTCTGTCGTTAATTCTTCTGCTAATACAGTACCTCCTTTAGTTAAGAGTTTAGTTGCTACGTTCTTACCAAACATCTTAGTCAATGGAGCAGACAGAGCATTGAATCCTATTAAACTACCAGCTGCTTCTGGGATTGCTTCCCATAAGCCAGCTTCAGTAGCTTTCGATTGAAATTCTTCTTTCAATGCTTTCTCTTCTTCTATTGTTATTCCTTTTCCAGTTGATTGTATAGACTCTTGATTCTTCATCTCTAAGTATTCTTGTGTAATTTGATAGGAGACCATATTGAATGCTAACTTACCAACTACTGCAGAACCAACTACTGGTGCTGCTCTCTTCGTACCAGGTAGAGGTATAGCAGCTACTCCCATACCAGTTAATATCGCTGGTGCTATAGTTGATAACGAGAATCCTAAACTTTGAATGAACTCAGATATCTCTGGATTATCTTCTGCAAGCTTTGCAAGCTCTTCGTTATTAGCACCTATAAACTGGTCTCCAAGATTCGAGCTAGTAACACTTGCTCCATCAAATCCTTTAATAGCAGAAAGACTAGAAGAGATAACAGATGTTCCTAATAGTTTCAAAGTCTTAGGATCTGAGATAGTCTCTTTAAACTGTGGTGAAGTAAGAGTAGTAATAGCTGAACGTATCTTCTCTGTATTCGTAAGTGGTATAGTTCTTTCCTTACCAAGTATATCTCTTCTACTAGAACTAACTCTAGGACCTGGTTCAAAGTCTTTGTCTTCTACTCCTTCACCTTCTTTGAAGTTAAGAGATTCGCTTTCACTCAAGCTTTCTGATGTTGACTTATTAAAACTAGTCAAGATTTTATTTCCTTCTAAGTCAACGATGTCTACGTCTCTCTCTCTCTGACCAAGAGGTACGATCTCTACTGTTCCTGTGTCTTCTAAGTCAACTACAGAAACATCTGGTTCTCTAGCTTGTATTTTCGTACCTCTAGCAAATATCGGGATCGAACCTGACTTTTCTTTTTTAGATAGTATTGATATTGGCATAAGTTTTATTTATTCTTATTTCTTAATCTTTCTTTCTCTGCTTGATCTCCTGTAAATACAGCAAATCCAAATTTGATTCGATCGAGTTGAGTTTCTACGAAGCCTGTCTCATCGTCATCGAAGAATCCTCTTCTGTCAGCTTCTAGTATTGTGTCTGCATTAGATTTCTTTAAGAATTCTTTTCCATCGACTTTCCCGCTCTTACTTGCGAAAGGAGATAAGTATGCAGTTGAAAATTGGTCATCTGTTAAGTTATCAAAGTCTCCAACTGTAGGAGTGACTCCACTCATTGCATTTCGAATAACAGTTTGCTGTTCAGTCGAGATCTCTGTACCTTCTGCATTGAATATATCGTCTAGCGAATGACCATTCTTAATGTTCGTTTGTAAAGCATTGATATCATCGAGAGAGACTCCAGCTGCAATCATTTTATTCTTAGCCCCAGATGCTAGAGTAAATCCACTTCCTGCTGTACTTGTTTTAAATCCTTTACCGATATGACCTAAGCTAGTACGATAGATTTCTTCTCCTGTGTCTTTATCTAAACCGATTGATAGTACATTACCATTAGTATCTTCTTTAGTAATGATATTAACATCTGGTCCCTTAGATCCTTTATAGACATTATCGCCAATTACTAATTCTGTTCCTTCTGCTACTGAATCTAATAGAGTAGAGAGAGACTGGTGTAATTTAACTTCGTCTCCAAACTGTTCAGCTTGTTTAGCTTCTTGTAAATTATTAAAGATAGCTTCAAACGAACCCTGTGGTAAGCCAGCTCTTGTTTCAAACTTATCTCTTTCTTCTGCAGAGATCTGGTCAAGTGTAATATTACTTTCTGCTATCTTACTTATATTATCAAGAGTCTTAGTTCTTAAATCTGAATTAGCTAACCTAGTTTCTCTTGCTTGTGCTAGTGAAGCTGTGTCTTTCGAGATACCAAGCTTATCGATTGCAAGATCTTGGTCAAACTTCTGCTTAGCTAAATCATCTTGTCTTTGGATCCAGAATAATTCGTTTGTTCTGAATGTCTTTATATCTGCTTCAATACTTTCTGCTAATGTAGTATCTAAACTTGCTATAGCAGCATCTCTCTTATCTTCTAATTCTGTTATCTTCTCTTGTGCTGCAGCTACTCTTGTATCTACAAATGATAAAGCAGCAGTTGATAATCTTCTGTTCGTACCAAACTCTCCTCTAGTAGATTCTCCAATATCAACTTTGAACTTCTCAGCATCTTCTATGAATGGTTCGAATTGTGCAGCGATCTTAGCTTCTGCTGCAGACCTAGCTGTTTCACCAGATGTCTCGAGTCTTTCTCTCTCTGCAGCTACTCGTGTATCAAAGTCTTCTCTAGTAGAGAATGTATCAGAGAAAGAGATATCGTCTTCTTCTCCTAAATCAATGTCATCTGCGTTACCATCTCCGTTAGCTAAGTTATTTACTGTGAAGTTCTCTACTCCAGAACGACCATTACCTTCTGGAAGAACTTGAGTATCTTTTGATACAGGAGAGAATCCACCAATATCTGATGCTTCTTCTAAATCTTTAAAACCAGTATCAGCTAATCTGATTGCATTAGCAGCTCCTGGTCTTTGTATTAGTTGCTCTGGTTCCATATTTTTAATATATTAATATTTAATTATGTATTGTAATACAATGAAAGGGTCTAATACATTGAAAGCTGTACCACTTCCTGCTGAACCTGTTGTTCCTCCTCCAGCTAAATCACCTTCACTAGGCCCACCAGATGAAAAACTATAACTTCTGTCCGCTTCATCTGCTATATTGCTATGAGTATGGGCTGGCATTTCTGCAATACTCTGCACGTGTTCATCTTCTCCTCCAGTTTCTCCCATTGTGTCTATTGTTGTTGTAGCTGAACCATATCCAATAATATTTCTTCCATTTAAGTTCGGTAGATTAAAATCTCCTCCTGGAGTTCCCCCGTAAGTATATCCGATGACTGCAAATAGCGATGCATAAGTAGTAGAAGCAATTTCTGAACCATCTGCAACTAACCAACCTTGTGGAGCAGTCGATGTTGCATAAGCTGTTATAGAACCAGTTGGCATCAAACCTCCAAATACTCCCCATTGAGTAGTAGTAGCTATTTCAACTGTCTCACTTCCGAACGGTAAGCAGTCTGCACTAATATTCCCATCATCTTCTGTAACACAAGTATATCCAGCTCCTATAGTATCGCTCCAAGGTGTTGACGTTGCGTATCTTGTATGCAATGCTTTCGGATCTGTAATGCTATAACTACTAGAAGCTATCTCTGTTAATGTTCCAAGTTCAATTCCACCAATAGTATCTTCTGTTGAACTTGCTATCCCAGAGAATGCAGTTGCATCTAACTGTTGCTTAGTAACTAACTGACGTGGAATAGTTGCTAAACTTGTTCCAGAGATTACTGGGTAATTGACGTACGTGATAGTTCCAGCGACTGTTTGATCAGAATCTAAATCCATGTACTGTTGATTCAAGAAATGGTCATCATTAGAAACAAATACTATATCACCTGGATAATGAGCCAAGATGTTAGCAGTAGTAGTAGCTAGTCTTCCATACTCATGTCCTCTGTCTGTAATTGTAAAAGTTAGTGTTGTTTCATTTAAAGTACTAACTGATATCTTCTCTTCAGATTCTCCTTCTCCTATTGTTAAGATTAGAAGATCTCCATAGTAAGAATCATTTAAAGATGTTCCGTCTGGGAGAGTTAGACTAGTCACAGAGAGTGTAGTCTCTGTTCCTCCTTCTGCTAAGAAAGAAGCTAGAGTAGTAAAGAATCCAGAAGGTCTGAATCCTTTGACTGCACCAGCTACATCTGGTTCTGAGTCTAAACCATATTTAATTCTTACGTCAGGAGTCTCCAGAATATATCCCCCAGCGAAGACATCTTTATCTCCAATGTTAACGACCTTTCTTGTACCAAATACTTTGTGTATTAATGTTGCTTGGTTAACTTCTGCTTGTATTGCTACGGGAGCTAATAAGCATAGAAGTAAAAAGCAGATTAAAGTTTTCTTCATATTAAGCTTCTTCATGAGGACTATCGTACGATTCTGACGTATCGATTATTCCCTCATAATATATTAAATAATTACTAGATAGTTTTGTTGATCTTCTTTGTATTTGTAAATCATAGAAATTAGAGTTTCTTAATGGTACTGTAATATTGAATTGCTGTAGATTCTCTAAGCCAGCTATCTCTGGTCCTAACACTGCTTCACCAAGTTTAAATGAACCTAAAGTATTTATCTTCTTCTTTTTAACATATACTCCAGTTGATTTAATTGTGAATACTTGGCTACCAGTATTACCTCCATCAAAGAAGATAGTATACTCAATCTCTGTACCTGGTGCTATTAATCCTTCAATCATAAGCGCATCTGATATCTTCAAGCTCTTCTTTCCAAAGTCATCCCTATTATTAGTGTAGATAGAAATTAAAGCAGTACCATCTCTAGTATGCGAATTGAATGCTTGGTAAGTATTTCCATCGACTGAAGATCCAAAGAATAACTTCTGATCATAGTGGAACCAGCATGCTACATTCCAATCTAGAATCGAGAAACCTTTTCTTCTTGCCCCAGTGTCGTCTATATAAAACCAGACAGCGATAACTCTATCGTTATGAGTCATCGTAGATTTAGATTTACATGCTACTAGGTAAACATCTTCTGCGTCATCGTATACTGATGCACTTTCATCAAAATCATATAACTTGATTGAAGCATCAATCGGACCAGTTAAAGGATCAGCATCCCATTGGCCTGTAACTAAGTTTTGTGTAAGTGATCTAATTCCGTTGTTAGTTGTATAGAATAACTCTTTATAAATATTAGCAATCCCTTTGTGAGTGATTGAGCCAATATTACTACCAATTACAACATGCTCATAAGCTGGTACTTTAGTTGTAGAAGTTGGATATTCCCATTTGAACATAAGAATCGTTCTGTCTTTAAAGATCACAATATAGTTTCTTAAGACTGCTAGTCCATTGATTCTTCCACCAACTACTGGAAAGTCTTCCACTCCAGCGTCTGCTCTGTTAGCTCCTGATGTCCAATTCTCTGCATCTCCTTCTTTAGAATATTCAATAGAGTTAGGATCTGATTCATTCACTAAGTACATTCTGTTATGAGCTGACAGTAAGATCTTACTTAAAGCTACTCCTGCGAGAGAAGCATCATCTGCTGCTTCAGCTACCCCATCGTCTGCTCCAGCTGATGCATGAGCAGAACCTACTACAAACGTCGTTGCAGTCTTTGAAGTATAAGCGATCTCTGTTCCATTATAAGTGATTGTACCAGTAGCTTCAAAGCCATCTGTACTTGTTACTGGAATATCTGTATCAGTCGCTGTAATAGCTGCTGTCAATCTTGTTTTATTTCCTGACCACTTAGTATGGTTATCAACTCCATTTCCAAAGTAGATAGCATTCTCTGTGCTTGCATTATAGTCTTGAAATGATACAGTTGTATCAACTGTGATAGCAAGTAGGTCATACCAGTCATCATTTGTAGCATCGTACCATTGGACAATATTATTTGACGTATCATTTAATATTCTCATTGGTATCTCTTCTCCACTTTGAAGAATGAATGTGAACGCATCTGATATCTTCTGTCTTGCAGTTAAGTCTTTAGTCTTACCAAAGAATGTATAACCCTTAACAGGTTCTACTCCTTCTCCAGTAATCTTAACATTCAAAGCTACTGCTGCTGTATCTGGCCTATTCTTTGTGACTGGTTGTCTCGTGAATAAACCAAGAAACTTTGTTTTGTCTAGTAAATTTTCCATATTTTATCGTTGAGTTTTAACATGTCTTGATCCTCTCTTGATTGCATAACCATATCTATGTCTTAATCGATTTCTTATTGCTCTATAATTTAAGAATGCTTCATCTCTGTCTGCTTTCTTTAAACTCTTAGTAGTTCTTTGCATCTGATAGAATGTTAGTTCTTCTAATGCATTAACAACATCGTTAGAAGCTACGAGAACATCTGTGTCTGCTACTATATACTGTTGTCTTACTCCAGCTGCTGACTTTGCAAAGAAAGAAGAGAAGTAAGACATATCTAATTGGAATCTCTTATTTAATTGTAAGTCATCAAATCTAGCTACTTGCTGATCTGTATATCCTGCTGCATAATTAATTCTTAACTCTGCATATACGATTGAAGTTATGTCTGGTACTCCAACTGTAGTCTTATTATCAAATGCTAACTTAACTCTATTCCATCCATCTTCTAACTCTGTATTATTAATAGGAACTGTAGTTGTCATTTTATAATAAGCAGAACTAGAGCTACCAATTCTTAATTCAATAGACTCTACATCAGTTGACTCTGGTAAATAAGTTCTTAATAAGAAATCAGATGCGAATGCATAATCAGTAAGATCAATTGAATTAATAGTAGAGTTAGTAATACCAGCGTAATTACCAACCTCTTCACTTACATCTATATCAAATTTAAGAGAAGCATTACCTTGTCTATACTCTTGTGTATCTACTGCTAAGTTAATTGCATCACCTACTACTGACCATGTTCCTTCATTAGTTAAAGCATCTAATCCAGAGATCTGTAAAGTACTACTTGCTTGCAGATTAGCTAAGAGATATGGAACTCCATCGATCATTGTATCAGCTACTCTTTGAAAGCATGAATGACCTCTGCCACTAAACTTCTTATCTCTTATCTTCAATCCATTAACATGCTGTGGTTCGTAGTCGTCTTCGTGTATTACTGCAACTCCTCCTAACGATTTGATAGCTTTGTAATCAGTTAGACCTAAGTAGTTCTCTACGTTATATTCTCCTAAGTCTTTCAAGTAATTAAAATTTATTCTTCTGATCGCAAATGACCAGTTAGCAAATAAACCTAGATCATCTAATACTTTATTAAATAATCTTTTTCTAACTACTTTATCGATCTTGATGTTAGCAGTAGACCCGAATAGATCCTGTAGATCAACATCGATTTCGCTATACTTTTTACTCATATTATTTTACGACTACTAATGGTTCTTCATCCTTCTCCATCTTCTTAAGTTCGCTTTCTGTAATAAGCTTTGTTTCTCCTTGTAATAATTTCTTATCATTAAGAGATGCCCATTGAGCAGAACTAGAAATGAATTGATATTTCCCATTAGGGAGTATTACTAATAATCGACTTGAATTTTCTACTTTTCTTGGCTTTAGCATATCCTTTTTAAAGTCACTCTTATCGCATATAAAGAATGCAAGTTTGAGTGGATAGTTATAGCTTAATAATTTATATTCTCTGTTATCCCAATCTGCTACGATATAACCTTGCGATGTCCAACCAATCAAAGAAACTAAATGACCTCCCCTCGGTTTGTTATCCCACTGAATAGCAACTCCTGGTTTCGTAGTATACCAATTTCTACAGATATCAATACATATTCCAACTGGTGCTTTAAGAATAGCAGTCTTCATCTCTAACTTTGAATATGGTTTTAAGTAATAGTAAGAAGCTATCTTGTATCTCTCTGCTTCTTGCCTTGCTTTCGCTGGTACTAGATTCTTATTTTGCATAGATGGTTCTCCAAGAAAGTATTCTCTCTCTGGTAGTGTGTAGTCTAAGCATTGTCCTTTATGCTTTAACCAATCTAGATTCTCTCTGACAGAAGTACCACCAGCATAATGTCTCACGTTAGCGTATACGTCTCTCCATGATAACTTAACTGCGTTATTCTCTCTCTTAGAATGGAACATGTTTATGTAAGTACATGTACAACTTACGCAACTTAGAATGTGATCTTGAAAAGGTCTCTTAGGTAGTTCTTTCTCTTCGTATCTAAAGATCGAAGGAATTGAAGCACCTGCTATCTCTTCTTTGAATGATTCACTGAATTGCTTATCTCTCGCATCTGGTAATTCATTTGAGATATCCCATCCTTTCTCTTTAACTCTTAGTGAGTTTAAAGAATGTAATGCTTTTTTAATTTGATCATCCATATTATTCTTTGTTAATTGCAGTCTTGTCATTTCCATGAAGCATTGTAATCATTTCTTTGATACCTTTAACTTCTTCACATACTGATCTGACATCACTCTTGATTGAAAATAGAAAAGCTGTAATAGAGATTGCTCCACTCAGTATTAATACCATCAAAGTAATCGAGACTGTTGAATTTTTATTTATAGTAGTTCTAGACATGTAATTAATCCATTAACAATTTATAAAGATTTCTTATAACTGATAAGAAAGCAAACTTAGCACTGATAAGCAATGTACTGACGTCTGCTAGATTTAACTCTTGTAGTCCTTGTATATTAGATAAAGCATTAACTTCATCTAGTAAGCCGTTTAAAGCTAAATACGTACCAATAAAGACAGTGACGTATGTCTTTCCAAACGAGTGAACGTGTCTTCCAAGTTTTGTTTGGAAGAATGCTTTTACTTTTTCCATAATATTATGTAAGTTAATTATACATCTTTGTTTTTAATTGCACTCATTAATAAATACAAGACAAGCAAATCACACATAATTGAAATCATTAAATTATCTAGGCTCATATCCTGCTTTCTCTCTATCAGTTTCTGTTCCGAATACTATCCATCTTATAGTTGTTATAAAATAAATAAATCCTAAGAATAAAATCATCATAGGTAGAAAAATTATGTTTTGGATTATATTTCTCATTTGATTCATCAATTAATTTATTAGATACATTATTTATTACTAATGGAATATTAGTCTCTGTTTTTATTTGGCTTAGATATATTTCGTGTTGCTTCTGTTTTTCTACGATCAATCTTAAATCATCACTTGGTATAGAGTAGCTAATAAATAGTAAAAGTAGAATTAATAAAGATTTCATAATGATTAGTGTAAAGAGTTATAAAGTCGTTTGTCTATCTTAAGTATTTCTTACTTTATTCTCCAACATATTCTACAGTAAGATTCATATAACTAGGAGTAAAGTTTTCTGAACCACCATCGTCGTGTCTTACTCTTAAATCAACACTTACCGGAGTAGTTGTTGCTCTCATAAATCCTGTGATCGAAGATGCACCAAAGTCATTAGCATTAGCATATTTTCTAAGGTTATGGCACTGATGTTGTTCTACTCCATTTAAGAAGACTGATGTTCTGAAAGTTGCTACTCCTGCACTGGCTGCACTTATTGAGGCAGAGCATCTATATACTCCTGCTTTCGTTAATGTAATACTATCGCTAGCTACTGCTGGGTTACATTGTTTGAAAGTCCATTGTCTGTAAAGCCTGTTAGTTTTGTATAAGTTAAACCTGTAGGAATACTTTGTGCTGTACTTCCGTCTGCTACGTGTATTTCTCCATAAACACCCTCACTTGATATTATCCCTGCTACTTCTAATGTTGATACTGGTGTAGTTGTTCCTATTCCATAATTACCACTAAGATAATTAATCGTCTTAGTTTGTATAGCAAAAGCATTAAAACCTAATACTAATATTCCTATACTACTAATTGTTAATAATATTTTTTTCATAGAATTATTCGCATGAGTTAGTATCGCATGTCATAGTTCCATTAAGGAAAGTACAATATGTCCATCCTGCTCCGTCTGTGTCTTGGAATTTCATACAGGAAGGTGAAGTACCTCCATCATTTCCAAATTCTGCTGTCGTAGTTGCAGTTGCTTCTGAGACATGAAAGAGGGCTTCTGGTGTTGATGTTCCTATTCCTACGTTGCCTCCATCTAAAATTGACATATTAATATCTCCCCCACCATCTAAAATATAAGTTCCTCTCCCAGAAATGCTTCCTCTCGGTTGTAATACAAGATTACCAGCATCTGCATAAATCCCAGAACCTGCTCCTGAAGACCTAGCTATTAGAACATATGGGCTAGAAGATAAAGACGAATCAGCATTTGTGACTAGAACAGAATTTAAAAGGCTATTTCCAATAACTGTAAAAGGTTCAGTTGGGTTAGTTGTACTTATTCCTACATT